TGGTAGGATGAGTGCCCAAACTAGACATCAAAACATTAAAAGATGTATTTGTTACCCCAGAAGAACTACCAACAATACTAAAATTATCTGGATATGTTTCTGGTCCAAAAGGAGGAATTTCAATTCCATTGCCAGCAAGAAAATCTCTATGTATAGTTAAAGTTTGTCCATTAGATAAATTTGCTATAACATTTATTCTGTAAATATTAACATTTCCTTTTGTTGGTTGAGGTCCAGAATATCCATTACTTCTTATCCATGGAGTAGTGCCATCTGGATTTGGAAGAATAAGACTAGAAACAGTATTATTTTGTATAATAGATCCTTCAGGTATTTCTTCATTTGAATTTAAAAACGTAACATTTGAAGGGATATTTGTTACATTCCATAAAACATAATTATCTAATGATAAATTTTGTAAATATACTTCATAACTACTTACAGATACTCCTTCAGGAAGTCCACTTAAATTTGACCAAAAAATTTGTATACTAGCATTTTCTGCTCCTTCATATACATCATATCCAGTCAAATCAAAATCTCCAAATTGATTTGGTTGCGGACTCAATAAAGGTATTGTTCCATAATGCTTTGTTGGAATTATATAAGATCCAGAAGCATTTAATATCAATGCAGGAATATTTAAAGACCAAGAAACATTTACAGTTTCAGTAGCGTTTAAAACAATAAATCTATATACATCTGTATCAACTCTTTGTGCAAGATTTTGATAAGACTCATTATACTCTAGAGTATATTGTGTATCTGCAGTAAAAATACTGCCTGCAGGATAACTTCCCAAACTAGAAACGAATGTCAAGCTTGTTCCATTTGGAAGAGCTCTTTGTTGTATGATATTATTGTTATCAGAAATAAAATTAGTTTTATATACTTCTGCATATAAATCATTATTATCAACAAAAGTTCTAAAAATACTTGACTCTCCTCCAGCACTATCAAAAACTACAGAATTTGGTATATCTGAAGAAATAAGATAATCATTTCCTATTATTTCATACAAAAGAGGATAATCTTTTATATTATGCTCAGAACCATCACAATATAAAAATCCTTCGTGAGCATAATTAGAATTAAAAACTGTGCCAGATCCTGATGGATTTGTAAAATCGTTTACTAAAACGGGAACAATAGATCCTATAGTAGAATAGGATCCACCCTTGTCCGAATAAAAATTTTCAAATTTAGATCTATAATGTGACATTTATATCTTAATTAAATATTCGGTAATAATGTATGGTTGAATGTATTTATCTGCCTTTGGTTCATTATTAGTAGATATTGATATAGTAGAAACTATACCAGTATCAGCTCTTGCAGTTGATGCTCGCGTATACATTACAAAACTTTGGGGAACATCTGCGCTAAAATTAAGTCTATGTCTGTGAATACCTTCATCGCCGTTAAGACCAGTTAAAGTTGTTATATTATTTACAGCAGCGTATCCAGTTGGATAATTTTCATCATCAAAAGAAGTAAATGAAAGATTTTTTTCTGTATAATTTGTTAACTGAGAAGAATTTTGATTATTATCAAGCGATCCACCGTTTAAAGCGCCAGGGCATTCTCCAAGAATTTCAAGAGTACAAACACATTCTTGAGTAAATGTTGGTTCATACGTAATGTTGCCAAAAGTAGTATTATCTCCTTCGGGTCCACCAACTAAAGTATTACAATCATTATCAACATCTTCAATAACATTCCATCTTTGATTATTTACATTAGGACATATATTTGTAGATGGCCATAAACAATATCCAGCTGTTGTAAATCCAGCGCAAGCAGACCAACACAATCCATATTGTTCATAATAAGAAGTTGAATTTTCAGTCCTTCCAGGATTAGAAATAGCAGCTGCTGTTGTTATTTGCCAATAACAAAGTTCTTGCCTAGTATTTGCCCACCAAGAACAAACATCTAAAGAAGATTTAACCCTATCAGAATTTGTTTGTCTTGGAGAAAAGTAATTTCCGTTTACATCTGTTTGTCTTGCACGTGCAGTTGTTGATCTATGAAGGTGCGGTTGAAACATATTTTCTTGAACTTCTGTTTCAAATGTATAACTTCCACTATCAATTGAAAATGCAGGTTCTCCTCTTAAAGGAACTGTTTGTGGTGGAATATAAAATGAACCATTATATGTTAATTGAAAAGGACTATCAACGTTCAATATTACATCTAATCCTACACCAGATTTACTCACTTGATTTCCAGAAGAATCGGTAACTTCCAAATCATTATAAGTACCAATATTTGCTGACGTTGTAGCTCTTATATGTTTATTTCTTAAATCTGGAAGTTGAAATTGAGTAGAATTTAAATTTTGATTTGGTTTTCTAAATTTACACTCGTCACCAGTTCCTAAAACTTCTGCTAATAAAGGAAATTCAGTAGCAGATAAAACTCTTCCATCGCAACGTAGATAACCTGGAGGAAATTGAAATTTTGCTACGTCTTCTGATGGATCGTCAGATGCTATCTCTACAGGAACTGAAATTATTGTTCCTGTTAACGAACCATGTTTTCCTTTTTCCCTATTGTAAAATACTGCCATTTTAAAATGCTCTCATTATGTACATAATTGTTAATGAAGGAGTATTTGGATTTAATGTAACATTTAAAGCAGTATCTACAGAAACTGGAGTTGTAGTACCAGTAGAAACATCATTAACTAGTAGTGTAGTTGGTATTCCTAAAGATCCTCTATTCATTGTAATTTCCATAGAATCATGCGCGTGTGATCTTAAACCAATAGATGCCCATGGTTCATTATCATGATTTAATGTTGTTGTATATGTATTTGTTACATTAGTATTTATTGGTTGACTCTCTACGGAAGGATCATATATTGGATCATTAACATATGTCTCAGGCATATTAACCCCACGATGATAATCTGGAATATCAGGAGAAGCATAAAAATTTCTTCTGCCACTATATCTTCCAGCAGGTGGAAACGTTCCTGTATGCGCATCTCTTTGAATATTTGATATTGCAGATCCATCATCAACATATGCATTTTCAATTTTAAATGAAACGGGAATATTTCTTTGTTGTACTTGAGGAACTAAATTTAATCCAGTTGATATAACTTGTCTAGTGTCACCAAGAACTAATGATATACCACCATCATTTGGGTCATACCATGTAATTTCTGCAGTTCCTGGTCTAAATGTATGCGCAAAACTATTTACTCCTCTATTTCCAATAGGAGTTACAGCTGTAGTTTGTTGTAGATCATTTTGCAAAGGCGTTCCTGGTTGAAACTCTAAAACATTTGTTCCAGTAGCAAAAACTGAAGTAAATTGATCAAATTCATTGGTAGATGCTGGTCTATGACCATGCTGAGGAGTATGATCAACTCCAAGTTTTCTTGGATAAACATAAACAGTATCAAAATAAATTGGGTCATCCATTGTGATACCAGTAATTCTACCAGCAAGATTATTTGAAGGTTCTACATCAAAAATTAAATCAACGTCAGAGTTTTTTAATGTTGGAGATTGACTACCTTCATCTGATCCATTTTCGCTAAGATATTGACCTATAACAAATAAATCTTCTGTATCAATTCTAGAAGCTTCAATATCAATCAAAGCAATTTGATTTAAATTTGGCAAATCAAAAGTGTCAACAAATTTTGTAGGGTCATGATTTGGATCAGTATCAGGAGGATTATAAGGAAAATCATTTACAATTCCAAGATTAACTCCAATTTGTTCAGAAGGAGTTTCTGGAACAGGACCATATGTATTTTTTATAATTCTTGCTAAAATGGGATAGTCAGCAGCATACAGTCCTCTAGAAGAACTGTTACAAACGATCCATCCAGTAGGAACATTGTCTGGTGAATCTCCAGATCTGGAACCACCACACCATGGCATAATGGTTCCGATTGGAGCAATTTTGGTTGCTTTTATGCGATTGTAACTAGCCATTTATCAAACCTCCTTTAACCACCATCCAGTAACACTAGAAGAAACAACAGATCCGTTTGTATCAATACCGCCCAAGTAAACCAGAGTAAATCCAGCATTTGGTGTTTGAACAATTAATTCACCAGAATTATATGGAGAAGCAAGACCACCAAGAGTAGTTCCAAAAGAGTCTCCTTGAACTTTTGTCCCAATTCCTTGAGCTCTAACAACAAGAGAAGTGTTATATGTTAAATTTCCACCAACATCAATAATATTTACGGTATCGCCAGTAATAGGATTTTCTGGTAAGTAAACAACGAATGTATCACCATCACTAATATTTACAAAATATGTAATATTTGCATTTAAGAATCTATTTTCTTCATCTGTTCCAGTTGCAATATATCTCGCATGTCTACCGCCATTCTTAGTGTAAAAATCATTAAATCCAAACGCATTAATAGAGCGATCATGATTTACAGAGAATACACTGCTTCCATTAACTCCAAGATTATTAACTAATAATTTAGGATTATTTGATGGATTTTCTAGTGCATTTCCACCAATTGTTAACGTATTTTGAGAATATGTATTTCCATTAACATCAACAAAGAATGATGGTGCACATGCCCCTAAGGTAACATTTTCTGAACAAGAACTAGGATAAAGAGTAAGTCCTCCTCTTCCTACAACTGTTGCATTAAAGATAAGTTCACCATCATGATCTGCGTGACCTCCATCATTTTTAAAGTTAAGAATTTTTGTTTTTCTTGTAGAATCAAAAATAGTAACTTCGCCGCCAATCAATGTTAAATCATTGTTAATTGTTAAATTGCCAGTTCTTTCAGCATAAGCACCAATTTGACCAATGCTATAAAGTTCATTCATTGTTGGTTCATGGAATTTACCAAACAAACCACTATTCATGTAGAATATTTCGTCTGATAAAGATCCAGTCGTATCAAAGAATCTTACAAAGTTAGGATAATCTAAAATTGTTTGTACAATATATCCTTTAGTAAGAATTAGGGAAACATAATTAGAAGTTGCTCCACTAACTGTTCTTGTTCTTAATTGAATATCATATATTTCAGAAGACTCTGGGTGTTTTAATATTCTTAAAACTTGAGTATTTGGAATATATTCGGAAATATTTCTAGCTGTTGTTCCTTCTTGTCCAGGTAAGCATCTTATTGTTAAAGATGGAACATCAATTTCCTGAATAAGCATAATTTCAAATTGATTTCCATTTAATCCGTTAAATGAAATATCAACAGAATCGCCAACTAAAACTAAATCTCCAACTTGGAATTGTCCATCACCTTCTCCTAAAGAAGATACTTGTAAATATACAGAACCAGGAACAACACCAGTAGTTGCAGATGCACTTAAAGTTGTATTTGGTCCATTTATTTGAATTGATTTTGGATCATGCCAATAAGAATATACTCTGATATTCTCTCTTACTGAAGAATATCTATTAACAGTATTTTCAACTGCTTCAGTAGTTGGAATTATTCTTGAGATATCAATTCTTCTATATTGATTACCAAGTTCCAACTCAGAAGTACAAGTATCTAAATTCAAACTATTTTGATCTCTACCATTTGTAATGGAGAATTCTTCATTTTTTGAAATACCAAATTGTAAATTAGATTCTGCAGTAAAATTAGATGCGCTTATATTTAATTTGATACTATCAGAATCTATTTCTTCAACTTTTGTAAAAGGATAAAATACTTGTGATCCACTTTCATATGTTTTTAATTCAACAATATCTCCAATTGATATTTTTGCAATGTCAGCAGCACTAATATTTGTAATATTAAATGTTGCTGCTGATGCATCAACTGGTATTAAAGATCCAGTAATAGTTTCATTTTTTAAAGTTTTACAACTACCAGAAATAACTAAAGAGTTATCAACTGATAGTTTTCCTTTAATAAAGGTATCGCCATTAGTTGAATCAACTGTAAATACATCTAGATCTGGATTATCACAATCTACTCCATCAGAAATTCTGAACTGATATGGATTTTGTTGTAAAGAAGCTCCAACTTTAATAACTTCTCCAGAATTTCCAGTATCATCGTCACGACTTAAGATAATATAATCATTTGCATTGAGACTACCACCAAACTCTGCTAAGAAAACGTTATCAGTAGAAGTTCCATTATTATCTAAAGGAAGTTCTATCCAAGTAGAATTAAACTGAACATTAACTTTATAAACTGCAGTTTCATCTGGATGATTTGTTAACTGATTTGTAATATCTCCAAATGGTTTACGTCTTACTTTAATCATGTATGGAGCAGTAGCTCTTACAATTTCAGTAATTTGTAAAAACTCTGGATGAGCAGTTTCTGCATTCCATACTCCAACAGTAGGACTATCAATTATAATATAATCACCATTTACAAAGTATGGATCTCCATTTATCTTATTTGGAGAATTTGCAAGTGGTAAATAATATTCATCTCCAGAAAGTGCAGGAAGATTTAATGCCGTAGATGCCTCTTGGAATAAAGTTCCACCCCAGTTTCCAGCACCAGAAGTATCAACTTGATTATATCCATCATCAGTTGGTAAAAGAACAGAAACATTTAATAAATCTACATTCTTTGTAAAAGTGCCATTTGGATTAATACCATCATCATGAGAAACTTCAGAAGATCCCATTCTAGCTCTTTGTCCAATAAATGAGAATGCTTCAACACCACCACACAATTGAATTCCAGCATCAAATTTAGAAGAAGCAACAACATTTAACTTATTGTTAATTTTTGTTGTTCCACCTTGACCAGCAATGTTTAGTTCTGAAGCAGTAAGAGCAAAATTAACAGTAGATGGTCCACCAGAATTAGAAAACAAATTAACAAATGATGACTGAGATCTTATTTCAGATGTTTCATTAGAACGACGATATCCTAACCAAATATCACCATTAACACGCAACAATTGAGTTCCAATTTCTGTATAAGATTGATCTGAGTTTGTGTTACCAAAAGATCCACCAATCTTAATTCTAGAAACAGTTTCTAAATTACCATCTAAAGTATCTCCTATGTTGATATTACTATTAACAGAAGAATTGCCAATATTAATTGTTTGAGTATTTGTAGTAGAATTACCAATTGTTAAAGTTTCTACATTATCAACAATAGAAGCAGTAGTTGCAGTTGAAGCAAAATTCAAGTTCTCTACAATTGTATTAAGTAGATTAAAATTAATAGATGTAGTAGTAATATCACCACCATTTACTTCAATATCTTGTTCAAAACGTGCACCTAAACTAAATCTAGAGTCACCAACAACAACAAAAGTTCTATCTAAATCTGCTGAATTTGTATTAATACCTACTCTACCATCATTAGAAGTTGCAACGCGAAGAGTTGCAAGTCCATTTGGTAAAGATGAAGTTCCACCAACAAGGAAAGCATTATCTTGACTTGTTTCTAAAGAATTATCTAGATAATTATCAAAAGTTCTTCCACTAATAAAAGCTGTACCTACAACATCAAGGTTTGCTCTAGGTGTTGTAGCGCTGCCAACAAATCCATTAACATAACCATTAGAATTATCAGATCTAGCAATTGTATTGATTCCAAGTTTATATTGACCAATAGTGTTGGTTTCTGTTCTTAATGCTTCTGCACCAATTACTCCAACTTCTTTCCAAGAATTTTCAGAAATTTCAAGTTTTCTACCAAGTTGTAAAGAAGACCAATTGTAATCTTGAGTATTAGAGAAATTAACATTTACTCTTACATAAATGTAAGATCTAGTATTAAAACTATCATTATAAGCAGTATCAGTAGGATGTGTTGCATCAACTTTCCAAGTTCCATTTATTGGACTGAGTAACCCAACAACACCAGATACTTTAATAGTATCTCCTGATTTTATTCCTCCAATACCAATGTCATTATTTGTAAAAGGAACACTCCAAGTTATTTTTACAATATTTGATCCTGTGACAGTTGATATTAAATTGACATTACCATCATTAATTGTGTCATAGCTATTTGCATAAATCCAACCTAAAGATCCAGTTGATCCTACTTCAATACCTTTAAGAAGAATATCTCCAGAATTTGGAACATCAGATCCAAAAGAAACTAATTGAGAGTTATTAAACGTTTGATTTTGATCTGGTGTTTGATTGGAAGGTTCTATTCCACCAGTAAGAGTTGAGCTTACATGAGTTCTAAATGTATATGACTGACCAGGTGATCCAGTATTTCCTCTTGGATTAACTGCAAAAATAGCAGAGTTAATTTTATTCTGTGTAAGAACAATATCACCATTATCTGGATTTGGGAAAGACTCACGATCTAATGTTCCATCACCACCATCAGGAAGATTACTAAAGATTCTTAAAGATTCTCCAAGATCTGGTTGAATATTAATTTCTACCTCATTATTAAAGAATGCTCTTCCTTCAACAGTAATCTTATCTTCAAATCTTACTGCAGTTTCAAATGTAGTTACTAGTGTTCCAAGATCATCAGAATCATCTTCACTCTCTACTAATTCTGCAGACTCAAGGAACGTCTCTTCGCCTGTAATAGCGTTGATTTTACGATTACCTATGTAGAGGTCACCATTAGAGTTTAGACCCGTATAGAAGACGATACCGCCGTCTTCACGCTTTGCCTGTGCATAGAAGTCTTGAACGTCTTGTAGAACAACTTCTTGACGTAGTGGGAAACCAGTTGAATAGTTACCAGGACCAAAACCAAGATATTCAAATGTATGGTTACCAGATCTTGCAATAGATGGTCTACGTAATTCAACATACAATTTAGATGCACTACCAGATGTTTGGTTACCAGAAATAGGAATCTTTCTATCTTCAGATCCAGAAGTAGCATTACCTGATTGTGCTTTGATAAGACCAAACTCATTACCTGCATCAGTATAAAGTGAATCTTGATTTAGATTCTTAATAAAGTCAAGAGTTGATTCTTTTGTTTCACTATTTTTATAATCATTAACTGTGACAAGACCATGAATGTAGTTATCAGCGGCAGAAACAGTTTCAGGAGGATCAAGAATTGAATCATCTCTAAATCCATTTGCTTGAACTTGGAACCAAAGAGGATCATTCTTATAGTTTAGTGGATAAAGTTGAGAAATAGGTTGAGAGAACTTAAAGTTCTTAAAGTTATTACCTACACCAGGACCTTGTGGGAATGGTGAAATATTGCCTCTTACTGCAGTTAGATAGTAGATACCATCTTGCTGTCCAACAATTCTTTGTTGCAATTCATCAATATCAAAGACATAGAAAGTATCTTCAATTTCAGGAATATCTTCTACTGTTTGAATTTTATATTCATTACCAGCATCATCTACAACACGATCTCCAGGAACTGCAGTATAAAGTGTAGCTCTTGGAGTAGCATACAAGTAATCATCTCTTAAAGACTTACTCTTACCATCAGGATCTCCAATACTATCAGGTTTGCCATCTAATACTGCAGTAATTCCAGTCTGTGCAAATGTAGTATCAGAAAACTCACTATAATCTAAAGTTCCTTGTACTCCTTTAAGAATCAAGTAATAATCAGTTTGAGATGCACTTATTGAATTTACAACAACATTATGAACAAATGCTGTTCCAGAACTATTACCAGTCCAAGTAATTGTTTGAGTATCAGCAATAGGGTCTATAGAGAAATCTCCACCTTGATAGTCTTTAATTTTTACTACAGTAAAGTTTTTACCTTTTAATGCATTATTAGAAATATCATGATCAAATACTGTTAGTTCTAGATAACCATCAACTTCACGAGCAGATTGAACTGTAAACGAGAAATTATTATTGCCAGATGGAGATGCCAAAGCAGTTGTAGAAACAACTTTAGGACTTACATATGGATCATACGTAGATTCGGTTGCTTCTAGTCTTTCAGATGTTCCAGGATTATTAAATTGTGCAACGTTAGGTCCGCCAGTTGTTGGTAACAACAATAGTCTTTGTGGGACTAATCTACGCTTTTCATCAGTTCTCATCTTAATGACAAAACCATTAAGAGGATCACGAACAGATTGTAGATACTTAGGAATTACATATCTAAATCTATAAACTCTATCCTCTTTACCTCTAGTGTCAGAAATACGTTCAAAGAAAGTATCAGAGGTTAATTCTTGTCCAGAAGCATCATTATAATCTGGTTGATGAAGTCTTGTTAGAATAGATTCTGCTACTGGATTGATTCCACTTGACTCATCTTTAACATTTAGATACCAAATACCAGTTGCTCCTCTTGTAGGATCAAATCTTAATGGACTTTCTCTCTTGTTTGATAAAACATAGAAATTAGATCCGCTTCCTGGCTGGAAAGTAACAGCACTTACATTATTAATTGCATCTGCAATTGATTGGTGAATAGAAAATTTCTTTTGTGCTTGTCCAGGAGACTTAATATATCTTGCATAATAAGATGTTTGTGTATTAATTTCAGTGCCACCAAATCCTGACGAAAGTATTGGCAATGCACTTCCATTAATATCAGAAGCAGTTCTAAAGAATACTTCTTGAATAATTCCACCATTAACAGGAACATCAAAATGGTGGGAAACATCAGTTTCTAGTACTTCAGGACCACCATCTCCAGTTGCATTACAAACATACTTATGAAGATCATACTTGTCATCAAGAACATATTGATAAACATCAATCTCAACATCAGTATCAATTACGTCAGTTTCAGGTGAATAGATGTAAATACCAGCAGCAGCATTTTCTTTACTGCTTGCAAGCATTAATTTAGTTTGATTTGTTTGGTCAAAATTACTGGTAATTGAATAATCTTCTGGACTAGTCTTTCTTCCAGGAGCAATAACATAATATTTCTGGTTTGTATTAAATCCAGAAGGTAATCTAATCAGTCTCTTATCTGGATTAGTTCCTACCTTTGCTCTTGGAACAAGTCTAACTGCAGTTCCAGTCTCAAAGTTGTGTGGATTTGATGTTCCACCACCAGTATTAATAGTAAATACAGTTGATCTTACTGCAAGACTTGCAGTATTAATTTGTGACTCTCTTCTTACAACACTATTGTTCGTTAATCCATTAGAAAGAATATCAGAAATATCAGCAAAATAACTTTCAATCAAGTTTGCAATATTACCACACTCAGGATATGCAGTATCTTGAGTGATAGTATCATCTGATGTTGGAACTACATTAGAATCATAGAATCCTTGAAGCAAATCAAAATACAAATAAGCATTAGTATTTGTTCCTGTAGATGCATTTGAAATTCTGATCTGTGTATCATTAACAATTTCTGTAATAGTAGTTCCTACAGGAATATTGCTTGTTGCGATAGCACCTACATTTAATTTTCCATTGGTAAAATCATTTGACAAATATTCAGCAATCGTCATACCAACTACAAGTCCAGTAGTATCACCAACAGTAACTAAATCATCACCATTAGTAATAGTTGAACCAATAATCAAATAATCCCAATTACGCATTGCTGCGATACAAAGATCTCTTACATACTCATAAGCATCAAGAGTCTCTGATAGTTCATTTTCAATATAGTCTAATTCAGTACCAACATAATATGATTCTGCAGCTTGAATTACATTAATGTTTGAAGTATCAGTAAAATCATTTGATAAAACACCACTAGTATCAAGAGTCAAACGAAGGTCAGATACTACAGCATCAACAATGTATCCAATATCTCTTCTACATTTTGAAATTGTAATATTACCATTAGTCAATAAGGCAGGATACTTTGTTGTAATATATCCATATGCTTCATTTTGAATAAACTCTTTGTTATCAATAATTCTATTTGCTGCATCCTGAGCAAAATTATCTAAGAAATTACTGATATTAGAAGGATTTAAAGTGCTAAGTGATGCAGTATATTTTTTAAATCCAGAAGGAGAAAGTTCAGATCTATATTCTTCACTTCCAGCAAGTTTTACATATAATTTTTCTCCACTCTTAGCACCAATTCTATATCCACTAATTGATGCTGCTGGAGTATTTTCTGGATTTAATGCACTTTCACTACCAATATAAAGTCTAGTATGGTTATCTACATCATTAGACTCAATAACATCTAAACTATAATATTGTACTTTTTCTGCAACAGCTCTAGATCCATTAAGAGTTCTTGGAGGGATAATATCAGTAATGTATCCACCCTTATCTTGGTTGAATGCATAACCTTTATGACCAATAGCATGAAGTGATGTATTACCAAAGTTAGAGTTAGAGTTGGTGATAGACATATCACCACCAGACTCCATCAAGAAGTGATCAAAGAAACCAACAGCAAAGACCGAAACACACTGAATAAACGAGTCATCAGATGCACGAATATGGAAGTTTCTCCAGTCATCTTTCCAATATGCATCACCTTTAGTATGATAAGGAACAGTAGCAAATGCATCTACTAATGATGCTTGATTCCAAGTATTGGTAAATTTATCATAACGGATAAATGCTCTGTCATCTTTCTGTAGAGAAACACCAGTATACTGAGCAACAACCATTGAGCGGAATCCAGTTGCTTTGGATCCATTTGCCCACATACCACACTGTCCCCATGTAGATCTAATGGAGCAGTTAAAGACATAAGGTGATGCAGACTCAACAGAATCAATTTCAGCAAGAGCAATCGCACCAGTTCCAAGTTGTGGAACAGTTGTTGTAGTATAAGTATTACCAGAAGTTAATCCAACAGAAGCAGCTACTTTTTCATAAGTATAGGAGAATACTTTTGGATCAGTATTGCTGATAGAAATTTTAAATGTTCCGTTTAGTTCTTCATCAAGTCCAGTATTGAGAACAGCAACATATTGACCTTCAAAATATCCATGCTCAATCTTTGTTGTAATAGTAATTGTAGATGTAGATCCACCAGGATTATCTACAATTTGCAAATTATCAATGCTTCTACTATCAGATAGTGGTCCAACAATTCTATTTTCTTGTACAAGAGGATCTAGTTCTCCTGCATCATCAATTGTTGGTTGGAACTGACTAAATGCTTTACCAACTTTTTCGTAATAAAGATCAAGTTCTTTATTCTCTGCATACTCCATGATGCAGATTTTATGGTGGGAGAACTCAGGTACTTTTAAACTTGCAAGAGTTCCTTCTGGTTGAGTATAAACTTTACCTACATTATCAGTTCCATTAAACAATGGGGAATTTTCACTTAAATCGCCATCTTTAATTGTAAACTGCCAAAGATAGCAACCACCAGTTAGATTGAAAATAGATGTTCTACCAACATCACTATCAACTGGATCTGGAACATACAAAGGACGAATGATGGTTCTACGTAGGTCATATCCTACAAGAGAACATCCTCTGGGAACAATAGCACCACCAGTAGTAGCGTTAAATTTATAAAGAACGTTGTTTGTATCACCTAAATCTAGAACTGAGTTATCAGTCCATTCGTTGTTTAGTTGATCAAATGAAAATTCAGGAGATGCAGTTGTATCAATTAATCCAGGTCTATTATCAATATAGTGATTACCAGGCATCAACATGATGCTAAACTGGTCAAATCTATCATTGCCAGATCCAGGAACATAAGAGAACCTAGAAACTTCAACAAATGCTCTCTGAATAGTCTTGAATGGTCTTAATGGAGAATTACCTCTATTGTCAAGTGCATCAGTAGCATTAAAATCATCTGGAGAAACATAAAGATATTTTCCTGTCTTACTTGAATACAGATTATCAAGTCTTGTAAGAGCCATAATTACTAGAACCCTGAGTATTTCTTATCTCAGAGTATTTATACATTAAAAACTGCCCCACTTGGACTCGAACCAAGAACCCCAGAGTTAACAGCTCCGTGCTCTGCCAATTGAGCTATAGGGCAATAAAAAGTCCCGAAGGACTAAGTTTATTAGTAGTTTTTGATATCAACGAAACGATACCCTTTCGTATATGTCTCGTGCTTACCAATTACTTGAGGAATACACCCAACAATAGAGTATGGAATTTCTTTTACAGGAAAAGTCAAACCATAATCCTTACCAACCATGAGGTAAGAAGAATCAAGAAAATATTCAAGGTTTGTAGCAAACTTCTTGATGTTTTTACGCGCTTCTGAAGGAATATGATTGTTAGTAAAGAGGACAATTTCAACTGGACTATCATTCTTTACGATAGCAGGAAGGATGTGTTGACACCAAGCACGGAATGCATAGGTGTCACTATCAGCAGATAACAAAAATACTTTCTTATTGTCAATTTTCTTACCTGCTTTCTCGCAATAAGATTCCCACTTTTTACGATCTTTTACTACAACAAGAGGATCACCACCACCAACACCACGCTTGAGAACCGAATTTACGATTTTAGTAATGTTGTGAGAAGCAAAGTGCTTCTCGATATAAAGATCTGTGCTGAGATAGTTACGAACAGAAGCTTCAGTCAGTTTCAGTTCATTTTGCTTGATGAGATACAAGCAACCAACAACTACAGACTCCATGGTAGCACCAAAAGAGGGATCATGGCGAAGGTTTTCTGACAGACCATCAGTAACACGACTCTTCTCAGAGTCATCTGTAATCACATAATAATAGACAGGAATATACTTTTCACCGCGACGCTTAGCAGCGATGATACGACCTCGACCATCACGAGGTTTGCCATCTGTGCCTAACAAGGGAGGAACATAAGAAGTCTTGAAACCATCAACCTCATACTTGTTGATGAAGGTTTCGATACGTTCTTCTGTGTTACCTTCTTCCCTTATACCAACGTTCAACCACATGTCATCATCTTCATCAACAGTTGATAAATCAAGGATACCGACGTGAGAAAAAGTACCACTCTTAATAGTAGGCGGAAGAACGTTTTCGTTTAAGTAATCTTCAAGATTGATTTCACCAACTCCATTAAAACCAGGAATTTTGTGAGGACCTTGAATAGGAATTTCGTAAGTCATAAGAACCTTTTGCAATTTGCTTTTGGATTTTGATCAGTGCCGAAGCGTTTGATCAAAATTATTTTAACACAAGTTGAACCCCGTGTCAAGTGGAGAATAGCGGATTTGAACCGCTGACATTCGCCTTGCAAAGGCGCTACTCTACCATCTGAGTTAATTCCCCTGGCGGCCATTTTGTTGACGAGGTATAGCCGAACCCCGTGGAGAAAATGAGATATGGACTCCCATATTCTTTTTCGCTATAAAGAATGAAGCTTCATAGCGCCAGAGCCCACGGTCGGACTTGAACCGACGACCTACGGTTTACAAAACCGTTGCTCTATCCAACTGAGCTACACAGGCAATTTAGCATATGG